GATGCACTTCCAATCAAATGACACTCCCATCATGATAGTTTTTGAACGCAATGAGCTGGCGCTGGTAAGAAACGGCAAACCTGATATGAGCAGGTTACTCTGTTATGATGACAGGGTTATGACCGAGGCCCAGGCAGCCAAGTGGATAAAAGAGCGGCCGTGATATGCTGAGGATAATATTTGATGAAAAGCCCATCAGCAAGCAAAAAGGATATAGGACAGCCTACCGATTTTCAAAACACGGACGCCGGTATCCAGGCGTAGTCCAGACAGAGGATTATAAGGCATTCAAGCTGGCTGCAGGGCTGCGGGCTAAGGCGGAGGCAATCAAGCAGGGATGGGGATGCCCGAAAACGTGCCATCTGGCCTTTTTCGGGTATTTTTTTTGCCCCAAAGGGGTACGGTCCCAAGATCTCGCAGATAACGCATTCTCGGGCTTCCTGGACGCATTTGAGGGCATTCTGTACGAGAACGACCGGCAGATTGTCCGAAATTACAGCGAACGGATTTTTACCACGAAATTTATCCGAGTAGAGATGATATTTAAACCATTTGAACAGGAGATATTATGAAGAAGATCAAAGTCAAATGCAAGGCGGCAACAACGATCGATTACCGGCTGCTCAAACCTTTCCAGGGAGAGCTCAAAGAACTGGATGACAATGATCGAGCCAAGCTTAAAGAGACGATCCGAGACAGAGGATTTGCTTTCCCGATTTTCGTGTGGGAAGACGCCAGCGGGACGCCATACACAATGGACGGCCACCAACGGTGCAAAATCCTGGCCGAGCTCGAAAAAGACGGATATGAGATACCGCCGGTGCCAATATCGTATATCCTGGCGGACGACCTGGAAGACGCCAAGCATCTGCTGCTGCACGGCATAAGCCAGTACGGTCGCATCACCAAAGAAGGGCTGCTCGGTTACATTCACGATGCCGGCATACCGGTGGATGCGCTGGCAGACTTCCGGATGCCGGACATAGACCTGGATGATCTCATAGATAGTGCTAAAATCCCCGAGGAGCCAATTCCAGAGGACATTGACCAGGTGCCGGATGTACCATCCGTGGCAACCAGCAAACGTGGCAAAATTTACGTCCTGGGACGCCACAGGCTCATGTGTGGGGACAGCACAGACCCCAAGGATGTTGCCATGCTGATGAACGGAAAGAAAGCCAGGATGGTCTATACCGACCCTCCATACGGTGTCAGCTACAAAGGAACGAACAACCCGAATGGCAGGGAATGGACAGAGATCGAAAACGATGATTTGCGTGGTGATGAATTATACGCATTTCTCGAAAAAGCCTTTAAAAATATGGCTGAATCGACAATTGAAAATCCAGCGGCCTATGTATTTCACGCATCCAGCAACCAGGTCATATTTGAAAAAGCACTTATCGAGGCCGGATTTAAAATCAAGCAACAGATCATCTGGAACAAAGGAATGATCCTGGGACATAGCGACTACCATTGGGCCCATGAACCTATTTTTTATTGCGCCAAGCAGGAAAAGAACTGCGAATGGTTTGGGGACCGGACACAAAAGACGCTGCAAGGATTAAAGATCGGAGATCTGGCCGAGATCAAGAAGGAAATCCTGGTCGAACTTCTCGAACAGATCATGATGTCAACCACCAATTGGGAATTCCGGCGTGATCATGTCGTGGAATATGTCCACCCGACCCAAAAACCGGTAGCAATGGCAGCCAGAGCCATACGTAATTCAAGCGACAAGGGCGAAATCGTGCTGGATCTGTTCGGGGGCAGTGGTAGCACCCTTATGGCATGCGAAATGATCCAAAGAATCGCATTTCTGATGGAATTTGACGAAAAATACTGTGACGTTATAATTCAACGATGGGAAGACCGCACAGGCGGTAAGGCGGTGATCGAATGAGATTGGAAAAGGTATTGCCGACCGTCCTGATCGTCATCGATATAGCGGCCGCAGCTGGCTATATCCCTACCGGAGAATGGCGCCGGATGGTCTACTGGCTGGCTGCCGCCACGCTGACATTTGTGGTCACCTTTTAAAAAATCGTTGACAAAAACAGCAAATAGTGCGAAAAACGATAAATCCGATAAATCGGATAAAGCATAATAGAAAGGAGAAAAACCGTTGAATTATGGGCATGAACAAGGATTGGGCGCGAAAAGGCAAAATGGTTTTGATACCCATGAGCGAGGAAGAAATACGCAAAGCTAATTTAATCAGCGCAGTTAATGGGTGGCCACTGCGTTGGCAAATTGCACAATGGATCAGGGAGGGGATAGAACGTGATATGCCAGCCGGCAAAGGGCTGGTAATCAAATGATGAATAGATTAAACGCAACGTCATGCCCATGCAGCCTGAGATTGTCCAAATTATCCATGCTGGCCGAGGCATGGTGGAACCGGATGCACCTGGCAGCAGACGATTGGGGAGTTTTCCAGGCAAACCCAAGGATTCTCAAAGGAAAGTTATGGCCACTCAGGGACGACATGACCTTTGATATTATCCAAAGTTTGCTCAATGAGTACACACAGACAGGACTTGTGCACCAATTCGTGCACAAAGACGAGAAATATGGTTTTTTCCTGGGTTGGTTCGAACATCAAAAAATCAGGTATATGTCAGCCAGAATTTATCCAGCACCTCCAGAATCAGAAATAACCTTTAAAATAAACCATAAAATAAATTCGAAAGGGGAAAAAGTCGAAAGATTTGGCAGCGATTGTGTTGAAGTTGTCGTACACTGTGCGCACATAGAGCGCACAATAGACGCACACCGACTGCCTGTAACTGTAACTGTAACTGAAACTGTAACTGAAACTGTAACTGGTTTAAAAGATAGCGCAAACGAAAATCACGTTTGCGAGAGCGATAATCAACAACCACCTGTGGAAACTGTGGAAAAGCCCAAGAAGCCAAAGCCCAAGAAGGAACCCAAAATCAAATCAACTGCGGTATGCGCTTATCGTGATGTTTTCAACCTTTGGCCTAACAAGACACAAGAAGAAGAAATCGATGCAACGGTAAATGGGCAGGATCAAGTCGCACGGTGGTCACAAATATGCCATGAGTGGGCCTTGCGCGGATTTAAGCCGACGAGCGTCAGAGGCATGCTCGATTGGTTCAAAGGAGGGGTACCTGCAGCCGGACCGAAGCATGCAGCCGGGAAGGTCAATGACACCCTTGGCCGGCTGGCCGACAGGATACAGCGCAGGAGAGAGGCGGCGTCAGAAAATGAATGAGCGCAAGAAGGATTTAATAAACGCCATGATCGGAAAACTGGTTAAAGCATTTCCAACGCAGATGGAAGACGGCACAGTTGACATTTACGAAGAGTATCTTGCCGATGTTCCGGACGAAGATTTAAGACTAGCGGTCAACGAAGTAATCGCAACCGCTAAATTTTTCCCACGGGTGGCCGAGATTAGGGAGAAGGCGGTAGAAATAAGGCTCCGCCGGGAGGGCGTACCACATCCGGCTGATGCCTGGGCTGAGGTACAAAGAGAGATCAGGGCGAAGGGATTCTATGAAAAGCCAGAGTTTTCCCATCCCATGGTCAGAGAGGCCATGCTTGCGGTAGGCGGGTGGACGCATTTAACTGGTCCGGACGATCCGAATATGGAAACCGTCCGAGCGCAGTACTTGCGAATCTACGACAGCATGGTCTCACGACTCAAGCACGACCGCCGGCTCCTGCCGGACACGAGGCGATGGATAGAAGCAGGTGAGACGACACCGGCACTTCCTGAGACGGAAGGCCAGGATTATGAAACGAAACAGGCATTGCCTGAAACGGTGAAGGCATTGGCCGGAAAGATGAAGGTGCGGAGATGATTGAAAAAGTTTTGTACTTGGACGAGGAGACGACCGGGACGGACCCGGTAAAAAACGATGTCATCCAACTGGCAGCAATCGTTGAGATCAAAGGCAAGATCATGGAGCGGTTTAACATGCGATGCCAGCCATGGGATTATGGTACCATTGAGATGCAAGCTCTTGATGTTAACGGCCTGACAGTGGACGAGCTTCTGACGTTTCCAGAACCGATAGAGCTATACCAGGCATTTACCAGAATGATGGGAAAGTACATCGACAAGTTTGATCGAATGGATAAGTTTACACCTGCAGGGCAGAAGGTACAATTTGACACCGGATTTTTAAAATGTTTTTTTGAGAAGTGCGGAGACAAATATTACGGAAGCTGGATGAATTGGCGCCATATTGATCTGCTGGCAGTCGTAAGATTCTTGCGCTTTGCTGGACAGTTGAATATTGAAAACGACAAACTTGAAACTGTGGCCAGCCATTTCGGCATTGAGTTCGATGCTCATGACGCAATGGCAGACATCGAGACCACGAGAAAATTGCTATTGATCATACGGGATAAATATTTCCATTCAGAGGAGGAAAACAAAAATGCTGGTTAAGCTTATCATCATCGGGAGCTTGCTTCCGTGTTTTACTTCATTCCCGGCCAAGAGCCACCACAAACAAAAAAAAGAACTGGTTAAACCGGTTGAGAAAATACACTGGCCGCGTGGGCCAAAAATGTTTGAGCAAAACTCATGAAAAAGATATTCGCTTGGCTGGCCAACCCGGAAATTAAAATAGGCAAATGGCGGGTGTATGTTGATTTCCCATTTATTAAGATCGAAAGGCGGTTTTGAATGATCAAGCCATATTATCAAGATGACTATGCGACTATTTATCATGGCGATTGTTTAAAAATGTCATTCTCTGCCGACGCATTGATAACTGATCCCGTATGGCCGGGAAATACATTAAAAGAATTTTCAAAAATCGAACCGTACAGATTATTTAAAAAGATGATTAATCGTTATCAAAAAAAAGTTGATAGAATTGCAGTACAGATCGGTTGTTGGAGCAATCCAGACATATTAAGTCCAATAAAATTAAAGTTTTTCAAAATTTGCTGGTTACGTCATCCACTGCCCGGTCACATGGGAAGAAAATTGATAACAGGAGATGTTGCTTATCTTTACGGAAACCCGCCAAAATCACGAGATGGAAATCATTGTATCCCAGGAGAGTTTAAAAATAAGCTTCAAGGATTTAAACCAAAAAGTTTGCATCCTTGCCCTAGAAGACAGGAGCATGTTAATTGGTTGGTTAATATTTGGACAAATCAGGGCGAAAAAATAATTGATCCGTTTGCTGGTGTCGGTACAACGTTGGTGGCAGCTAAAAATTTGCAGCGTAAAGCAATCGGAATTGAGATTGAAGAAAAGTATTGTGAGATAGCAGCCAAAAGTTTGAGTCAAGAGGTGCTGCCATTATGAAAATGCTTGACTTATTTTCTGGCATAGGCGGGTTCAGCCTGGCGGCGTCATGGTCCGGGATCGAGACAGTAGCATTTTGCGAGAAAGACAAGTTTTGCCGGCAAGTATTAAAAAAGCACTGGCCGGATGTTCCAGCATTTTATGACATAAGGAGATTAAATGCGAAAAAAGTTAATGAACGATACGGACCAATTGACATTATCGCCGGAGGCGTTCCCTGCCAGCCTGCAAGTCAAGCCGGGCAGCGAAAAGGCAATCAAGATGACCGTTGGTTATGGCAAGATGCTTTCAGAATTACACGGGAAATCAGGCCGACATGGTGCATCTTTGAAAATGTTTACGGCCTCCTTACTCTCGACGAAGGCGTGGCATTCGAAAATTTGCTTCTTGAACTGGAAAGCATTGGTTACGAAACACAGGCGTTTATTATTCCGGCTTGCGCCGTCAATGCCCCGCACCGAAGGGAAAGAGTTTGGATTGTGGCCAACACCACGCAGCGAGGGGTTCGATGCCGGGGCGCACAAAGGGAAGCCAGACAGCCTTCATGCTTCGGTGAAAATGTGGCCAACACCAAAATCAACAATGCGGGGAGATTGCCCAAGCGAGAGGAAGCGGAGAAGCCCAGATTTACATTCGGCAGTCAAGATGTTTGCAACTCCACAAAGCCGGGATTTTCGGACAGGACAAGCAGCGAGATGGGGAAAAAAGGATCGATCAAGAAACCTGAACGATCAAATAGGGGGGCAGTTGAATCCCGAATGGGTCGGCTGGTTGATGGGATACCCACCAGGTTGGACGGACATTGGAACAGCGAACCGGAAGAAATCCCGCGGACAGCAAAAGGAATTGAAAACAGAGTGAGCAGACTCAAAGCATTAGGAAACGCTATAGTCCCGCAGGTGGCATATCGATTATTCAAGAAAATAATGGAAGTCGAGAGGATGGAGTCATGACCGAGTTATTTAAAATAAAAAAGAAATTGAAAAAGACTTACCTGGAATATAGGGAAAGGATGTCAAAGTTTGAATGCGGTACTTCGCTTGCCGAGCATATTGATCCCGAACTAAAAGTTATGGCCGATGAAATTGATCAATTATACAAACAATGCAAAGAATTGGAGGCTGCACAATGAGCAAGCTAGGTGAGGAACCGGCTTATCCGGCCCAGAGTGAAATAGAAGATGTTACGATAAACGGATTATATCATGAAACTTATAAGTTGAATCACTTGGGTTTAACCAAGCGGGAGTGGTTCGCGGGAATGGCCATGCAGGGGATTGTGAACGCAGATTTGATATATAACGACAACGGAATAAGCACCGGCAATGCCAAAGCAACTGCAATTGATGCAATTACTATAGCCGATGAAATGCTCGCTGCTTTGGAAAGCCCGGGCGAAGAGAAAAAGACCAACCTGATTGATGCCGAAGAACTGCGTAAGAAAATTATGGAAAAAGGCCCGGTGGTTGTTAATGATCCATATAGTCACGGAGTAGATTATGGATTATGTTTTGCACTTGATGAAATCGACCGCATGACGGGTAAAAAATAGGTGGGAACAATGGCCAAAATATCAAAAATAATTGAACGGCTGGAGTTTTTAAAACAAAAACATGGCGACTTGGAAGTTAAATACAATCTTCACGGAAGCTTTAAAAAATTGAAAATTGATCAAATTGCTTTTTTGTGGGGATTAGATAAAGACAGCATTTTTATTTTTGCACCTAATCAGAAATTTGTATAAAACATGAAAACACATTGCTTTAAATGCGGACGACAACTAGAAAAAAACAGTGTATTGCAATCGCAATGCTGGAACGATCACGCGCCGGTATTATTGGTAAAGCTTTATGCTCCCCATTGGGATGAGCATAAAACCAAGGGATTGGTGAAAATTGGCCAGAATCGAGGTGATGCCATGAAGCGATAAGCACGGAACACATAAAGTTTGCCTGTGAGTATGGAGGGGTCGCCCTTGGTAGGGGGCGGCCCCGAATAAAAAAAGGCGGCGCGTATGTTAATCGACAGCGAAAAATTGAAAAAAGCAATAGAATTAAGAATACCAAAAGATCGAATTGATAGTTCATACGATGAAGGTAAAAATGACGGACTATGTTTTGCTTTAGATGAAATAGTGCGGTTGGAGGAAAAAGAAAAATTAGATATTCATAAAACAAATCAGCAATTCCACTTTGATGAATTCAGACAACCGCTTGGATTCGAGACAAAGAAATGAATTGGATAAGCGTAAAGGACAGATTGCCGGAATATAAAGCGCAAGCATGCGGTGTGGAATTCGTCTATGTTCTGGCGTATGGAAAAAATATTGCTCCGACGATCTGTGAGTTTAGTGGCGGAAGGTTTAAAGCATGGTGGGTAGATGATCCGATTGACATAACACATTGGATGCCAATACCTAAAAAGGAAGGGGAGAAATGATCAGAATTACAAAGCAATGTAATTGGTGCAGAGGTTGAGGTAAACAAAGAATGAGCAATAAACAATTTTGGCGGTTATTTAAAAAGCTGCTGATGGAAGGAAAGACGGATGCAGAGATCAAAAAAGAGAGAATCGCATGCGCTCAAAAATCATAAATTTTGGACATGCCCAATCTGTGGTAGGAATCTTCTAATCGAGGATGAATGGCATAAATGCGCTCAAAAACCAGGACAACCTGATCCGATCATGATCATCATTGACGATCCAGTGCCTGATGATATTCCAGATACTCCGGAACGCAGGAAGTTGATGGATAAATGGTGGCATAAACTAAAACCATAAATAGGTGGAACATCAATGAATACTAAACCGAACTGCACCACATGCGGAAAATATCTCGGGAAAGAAAAAGCGAAACATCTTGCCATGTTGAACAACTGCAGAATATTTCCGAAGCCATACTGCGATCAATGTTTTAAAGAAGTGCCGAAGGTTTATAAAAAACCGCCGGCCAAGAAGTCATTTGCAAAAACATAGTGCAGCATGTGAAAAGTTTGACACAAATTAAAAACAATCCTAAAATGATGCCATCCTATCATTGCGAAAGTAGGTGAACTATAATGGGCGACAAGATACCTTTGACCAGGGCCGGAACCATTACGGAAGGTAAAATATACCTGCGTGCAAAAATGGATTGTAAGCAAGATCAAAGGGTTACGATTGGTTATAAGGAACTATCCCTCATTGTCGCACCTATGCAAGATGTCAACAAAGATGACTATTCCTGGTTCGCAGTGATAAGAGCTTGGAAATATAACGATAATCAGGAGGCAAGAAATGTTTAATGATAAAACCCAATATGGTGGTGATCGCTAATTTATGGCTGCGCCAAAACATGATTGGGATACGATATTCAACGATTATTTGAGCGGGAAGTACAAGAACCTCAAGGACATCGCAGAGAAGAACAAAGGCCTGACATATTTCATGGTCAGGAAACGGTCAAAGACGCATCGCTGGTACAAAAAAAGAAAGGAGATGATGAAGCGCGTCCAGACCAAGGTCGAAAAGAAGATCGAGGAGAACACAGTCAAGCGCGAATTAAAAGCGCGAGAGATGGCATTCCAGACAGCAGAACGGGTGGCAAAACTGCTCGTCAATTTGGGTTATCAAAGATTTATCGATCCCGAAACAAATATGCCGATTAAAGGAGCAATCAAAAATCCACAGACCGCCGTAACGTCAATGACATCAGGTGCGAAATTGTTGATGCGATTGCACGGAATCGGAAAGGGTGAGGATGATGTGGAAAATACAAACATCATAAACATACAGACAGGCGAGGTCAACACAAGGGGTATACCTGATGGAGAACTTAGAGAGGTACATAGACTCCTTGCCCGAAGATTTGGCTATAAAGGCGCTAACGCAGATCAACGGAGATCTGATAACAAGGGAAAGCGCAAGAGCAAATCTGCTTGATTTTTGCGGGTACATACCCGCGGATATTAACTTCAAGCCTTACAAACTTCACCAGAGGATAGCGCACCAACTAGAACGAGTAGAGCGCGGTGAGGTTTTAAGGCTTATGCTTTTGGTACCGCCAAGGCTCGGGAAATCAACGGAAGCGACGAAAGCCTTCCCCGCTTGGTTCCTGGGAAGGAACTCGCACAAGAAGATTATCACGGTTTCGTTTGGCGCAGAATTAGCAACGGAGTTCGGGCGAGAAGTAAGAAACATGGTGAACAGCGCGCAATACCAAGACCTGTTCCCCATAAGACTGAGAAAAGACAGCAAAGCCGCAAATCGATGGAATACCGATAACGGCGGTGCATACATAGCGGCTGGTATAGGTGGGCCAGTACTCGGGAAGGGTGGTGATATCATCCTGATCGATGACCCCCACAAGAACCGGAAGGAAGCAGACAGCCGGACATTCAGCGATGGAGTTTATGATTTCTACCGGTCAACGCTTTATTCCAGGCGACAGCCAGGCGGCAAGACGGCCATAGTCATAATCATGCAGCTATGGAACACATACGATCTGGCTAACCGACTTATGGATTTAGCAAAGGCTGATCCCGAAGCAGATCAATGGGAAGTAGTCAGGATGCCGGCGGTGCATGACGGAGAATACAACGCAGTCGAGCCGGACAACCCGAAAGCAACGTCGATCTGCCAGGAAATGTTCAGTCTCGATGAATGGAAGTCGATCAAGATCAACGTCGGAACCAGGAACTGGTCGAGCCAATATCAACAGGAGCCGACAGTGGACGGCGGCGAGATTATAAAGACGGAGTGTTTTAATTACTGGACGGCAGAACCGAATGACAATAATGCAGTAAGGCTGCCACAACATTTTGACGAAGTTATCCAGTCCTGGGATTTAAGTTTTAAAGGCGCTGAGGAAAGTAGCATGGTGGTCGGAGACGTGTGGGGATTTCATGGCGCCAATATGTACCTGATAGATGAAACACGCGGCATATGGAGCTTTGTAAGAACACTGAGAGCATTTCAAGCGTTCTCGCAGAAATGGCCCCAGGCAGGGCGCAAGCTGGTGGAAAACAAGGCCAATGGGCCAGCCCTGGAATCCGTTCTCAAGAACAAAGTGCCGGGCATATTGCTGGTAGAGCCGGACGGCGACAAAACAGCAAGACTGTGGGCGGTAACGCCACCGATAGAAGCCGGCAACGTCTATATCCCAAGCCCGTCTATGGCCGGTTATTCTTGGGTTCCGGACTGGCTGCAGGAAGTAGGGCAAGCGCCCAACGGAAAATATAACGATAGGCCGGACACAATGAGCCAGGCTATAAATTACAGATTGGTAAGAGGGCAGAGCATTATATCGATGCTCACTAAACGGTAGGAGGAAAATACATGGAAGCAAAAACCCAAAGCGCCAATGGTGATAATGGCTTCAAAGTTATAAAGGGCAAGGTGTCCCTTGATGCAAAGAACGGGCTGTTTAAAATCAACGACCAGGTTATACCGATTAGATCGTTTAATGCCGATGCCTGGGCAAACATCCTTACCGGCCTGGGCATAAAAAACAGAGACCAACGCATGAATAGCCAAGCGCAATACAATGGACCAATGGCCGAGAGAGATGCAGAGGAAATTTATGCCAGTGATGGTTTAGCCAGGAGGATCATCACTAAGCTTCCATTTGATGCGGTCAGGGAATGGATGAAATTTGAGGAAAAAGAATTGCAACAGAAGATCGATGACGAAGTTGACCGGCTGAAAGCGCGAAAGCGCATTATTAAAGCATGGGGATGGGCCAGGCTTTATGGCGGATCAGGAATCTTTGTCAATACGGGAGAATCGGCTGAAAAGCTGAAGGATCCGATCGACATGAACGCAATCCGAGATATTAAATCTCTGGTTGTTTTAAGCCGGCATGAATTACAGGTTGACACGACCGATCTTGAGATAGATATCAGCTCGGTAAATTTTGATATGCCGAAAATTTACAATTTCCAGCCACGGGGTCGGGCGGCTGGAAGTTTCAGGATACATGAGAGCCGTATTATACGCTTTGATGGCGTGGAGCTTCCGTTGTTGCTGAGAACAAGCAATCAATACTGGGGCGATTCGGTTTATACGGGGGTTCTGGAAGCACTGCGAGATTTTGGATCATCGTGCGGAAGCATTGCACATATTATCCAAGAATTCCGGATGCTCGTTTATTCGGTGCAGAATTTGGCGCAGGATGTAGTGGCCGGCAACCAAGACAAAATCATGGAGCGCATGCAATTGATGAACCTATCAAGATCAGTGCTTGGCGCATTCGTTATGGACAAAGATGGCGAGAGTATGGAAAGCATGAGCGCTAACGTCACGAACCTTGAAAAGCTGGTGGAAGTTCTCAGCAAACGCCTTCAGTCAGTGGTCGATATGCCGCACACAATACTTTTCAATGAGAGCCCATCAGGTCTATCTGCTACCGGCAAAAGCGAGGAACGCATATGGTATGATTATGTTTCCAGCGAGCAAGAGCAATATTTGGCAGAGAAACTTGATCGTCTTTTGACGTTGATTTTTGCTGCCAAGTCGGGACCATTCAAAGGAACAGAGCCAAAGAATTGGGCATATGACTTCGTACCGCTCTGGCAGCTAAGCGATAAAGAACGGGCGGAAGTCGGAAAACTGGAAATGGAAAAAGACACCGGATACATCGATGCCGGAGTCGTCGAATCAAGCGAAATCAGGAAAGAACGGTATTCTCACCTGGAGCAGTTGAACAATGGCGCTGCTTAATGTGCTGATCAAGCAACAGAAGACGATCGCCAAGTTTGGCCGGTATAAATACAAAATCAAGAAACCGAAAAGACTCGGATATTCGGCAGCGACAGAAATAACCTATCGCAAACAATTGCGGGAACTTGCCGTGTACCTTACAAGCCTGGTTGAGAAGCATCTATTTGTTAATCTCACCGCATTGATCAAAGAGGCAAAGCGGGAGCGCTTTGATGATTACACCGATACACTCGATAGTATCGTGAAAACAATCAAAGATGAATTCGGAGATCGATATACCGACGATGAAATCCGTCGGCTTGCCAGCGATGAAGCAAATGCAGTGAGTAACTTCAACCGCAACCGGCTGACGAGGATACTGGCGAATGCAATCGGCGTTGATGTTTTTCTTACTGAACCATACCTGCAAACATCTCTTAATTCATTCGTCAAGGACAACGTGGCGCTGATTAAAAGCATACCGGAAGAACATCTCAAAGAAGTTGAGTTCACAGTCAAGAAAGCGATCCGATCAGGAAAAACGACAGCCGAGACAGAAAAAGAAATCAGAACCAGGTGGGCGGATGCGCTCAAGGACAAACCAAAGAACAGGGCGGAGCTTATCGCCCGCGATCAAAACGGCAAGTTTTATGGTCAGCTTAATCAACTCCGGCAAACTGAGCTTGGAGTTGAAAAATACATCTGGCGCACAGTCAGAGATGCACGAGTGAGAAATAGTCATGCCGATAAAGAAGGTAGGACATTCTCATGGGACAAACCACCTTCGGACACAGGACACCCAGGCGAAGATTATCAATGCCGGTGTTGGGCCGAGCCTCTGCTCACAGACATTGCAGAATCAGCAGAAGCAAAGTAAACATTACCAAAAAAATTGACAATTGTTTTTTACAATGTTAAAAGGGGGATAATATGAAAAGAGTCCAACGCTTTGACATACACCGAATGGATCAAATCAGACGGACGCCGGAGGGGTATATTGAGACATCCGTCAGGGCGACCCGCACTGGTGTTTTTTCTTACAAAGGGGCGGACGGGAAACCATTCCGAGAATTGCGCCTGCCGGATGAAGTCTTTAATCCGAATTCGATGAAGACGCTGGCAATGAAACCGGTCACCAACGATCATCCATATGAACTCGTAAATGCGGATAACATCAAAGACTACCAAATCGGATATACCGGCGAAAACATTTTTCGCAATGAAGATTTTCTCGATATTGGTCGTGTTGTCATCACGGACAAGGATGCAATCAGTTCCGTGGAAAAGGGAAAGCAGGAGGTGTCTTGCGGTTATAGCCTGGAGCTGGATTTTGTGCAAGGTTATTGGGACGGGAATGAAGTAAATCAAGACGGACGGGGCGAACCGTTCGATGCTATTCAGCGGAACATCACTTATAATCACCTGGCTATTGTTGACCGCGGCCGGGCCGGTTCGCAAGTGCGGCTCCGGCTGGATAGTGAACATAATCAAGTAAAAGAGGAGGAAGTAGAGATGCCCAAAATTAGCATTGATGGTAAAGAATTTGAATGCTCCCAGGAGCTGGCTGATGCTTATGAGCCTTTCGTTAAAAAGGTGGCGAAGGATCAGTCCGATGCCGATGCAGCAGTCAAGGAAGCCATGAAGCAAGCTAAGGTTTCCCGCGACAGCGCAGACCAAAAGGACTCCGAGATCGAAAAGCTGAAAGGCAATAATGATGCCTTGAATGCCGAGATCAAGGAAGCCAAAGACCCTGAGAAGTTTAACGCCCGAGTGCGGGAACGTATGCACTTGGTATCCACCGCAACAGCAATGCTTGATGCTAAGGACGAGAAAGAACTCCAACGAATTGACGGATTGAGCGACATGGAGATCATGAAGGAAGTCATCAAAAAGCATAATGACAGCATCAGCTTCGACGGGAAATCTGATGACTATGTTATGGGCCAATTCGAGATCGTCTCACATCGCTATAACGACACCAACGCAGATGGAAAAAAAATTGGCGAGAAGATCGTCAATGGTCGTAAAGATGAAGCCGACGAAGGTAAAATCAATGCCGACAAAGCCCGCGAGGATTCCATCAAAAAAGACAAAGAAGCATGGAAGCAGCCAATTGGTCCGGCAGCTAAAATGAGCAAGTAAGATGCCCTATGCCAATGAGCACGCAGCCCGGATTCATGATCCGGGTAAATATACTCGCTTCAGGCGGCAAACAATCCGCCCAGGCGTGGATGTCATCTTCGGGGTGACAAGCGCAGGAAAGGCTGAAATACAATCATATCGATTTGCAAAATCGAAATATACCGCCGAACAAGCGCAGTCATGGCTTAAAGAGCATAACGTCAAACCGATTAAGTTTGAACCTGCACAGGAATCCAAGTGATTCGATTAAATCAAAAATGGAGGTAGACAAAAATGTCACAGACCAGTTATGCAGAACAATTCACTGCTGGCCAGCTTGGACAATTGGCTGACCAGGGATTTACTGACAAGATGTCTCGCTATTCTGCGGCCATTATTCCTTTTGGCCGTTTGGTAGCACTAGACACGACGCCAGGAAAGGTAAAGCTTCCCGCTGCAGCAACCGACATCCTGGATGCAAATAGCGAGAGCCGTCCGGTGGAGGGAATTGTTATCTCTACTCAGGCAATCGAGCAGCAAGTAGAAAATACGCTCGGCGTCGCTGATGCTAACGTGCCGGCCTATCCAATCGGTTACAACTTCAGTGTGTTGCGTAAGGGTCGAGTTTGGGTATGGGCGGAAGAAGCAGTAACGCCGGCTGACCAAGTGTTCGTTCGCCATACCGCATCAGGCGACAATAAACCGGGCAACTTCCGGCAAGATGCAGATACCGCAAACGCTGCCTTGCTGAAGGGCGCACGCTTTATGTCAACCACCACCGGTGCCGGCTTAGTGCTGGTCGAAATCAACCTGACCAACTAGGGCCAGGCAATTAAAAAAGGAGGAGTGAGCAAATGCCAAACCAAAAAGTACAGTTTCAGCATTTAGATGCTGATGAGTCAATCTTTTTTCAACGCGAGCTTGAATATGTCAAAGCGAAAGTCCATGAAGTGGACTATCCATTGATCAAGAACCGCGTTCTCATCCCTGTCAGTATGGATGCACCCCCGTGGGCGGAGGAAATCTCATACGAACAATATGACAAGGTGGGCATGGCGAAGATCATCTCGAACTATGCCGATGACGCTCCACGGGTGGATGTTAACGGCCGGAAGTTCACAGCTTATGTTCGGGACATCGGCGATGCTTACGGCTATAACATCCGAGAAATCCAGGCATCCCGCGCACTCGGGAAGCCGCTTGATGTTAAACGCGCCAATACCGCGCGTGAAGCCCATCGCCGGTTGGAAGACCAGGTTGCCTGGGAAGGTGACAGCAATTACAATCTTGGCGGCTTTTTGAGCAATGCCAACACTTCTGAGTATACCGTGCCAGCAGACGGAACCGGTTCCTCGAAGTTATGGTCAACCAAAACAGCCGATCAGATCATCCGTGACTGCATGGACCTGTTGAGCTATCCATTCGAGACCACCTACGGAATCGAGGTGGCCGATACGCTTTTGCTATCACCAGCCAGATATACCAAAGCAGCAACCACCAAAGTCGGTAACGACGTAAACATGACGGTGCTGAAATGGGTACTGGCGAACCACCCGACCGGGAAGAATGCCGATTGGGTAAATGCTTTGACCGGTTATGGCGCTGGCGGGACAGAAAGGTTCTTGGCCTACTTCCGCAGCCCTGACAAGTTAGAGCAGGAGATTCCACAGGACTTCCAGCAAATGCCTCCGCAAGAACGCAATTATGAGTACATCATCAATTGCCATGCGCGGTATGCCGGCGTGCGGATTTACAAACCGCTGAGCATTGCTTGGGGTGATGGAATCTAAGCACGGGCGGAAATAAGGAGCCGCATCGGCAACGGTGCGGCTCTAAATCTAAAGGAGGGTAAAATGTTATACCATTGGAAACAATCCCGAGTATGGGGAATAGGAACATCGAGCGAGATGATCGAGCCAGGAAGATTTGAAACGCACCAAGCAAAGTTTTTGCCTGGCGTTCATGAGATGCCTGACTATGATTGGGAAATGCTGAAAAAATCTCCGAATTTCAAGATTGTACAGGAACGCATTGAAGGCGGCATGCTGCAAGTAGAACTTGAGAAAGTCAAGGAAGGCAAGAAGTCGGTTAAACAAACCGAAAGCGGGCTGCCGGCATCCCTGGACAACTTTGATCCCAGCGACGCCATCGAATTGATTTCTGGCGTTATGGAAGAAAACCAACTTACTGCATGGGACAAAGGCGAAAAACGTCCGGCGGTTAAAAAGGCAATCAAAGAGCAACTTAAAGCAATTGATTACGCCACGAGACCAAAAGATAACAACAAAGGGGAATAAGCCATGGCAGTCACTCTGGTTGACAAGGATTACTTAACGCTACACTTCAACGAATTTGATACTGACGATTTCACTGACGAGCGAATAAGTGCCTTGAACGACACGGCTGCTATGTTTTTGGCGGAGAGCGTACTTGGCGACTTGACCAGGTATGCTCGAATGCTTTTTATAGCTCATGTGCTTAAGATATCTATCAACGAAGGTAATGGCCCGGTCGTTTCACGCAAGGTCGGCGACCTAGCCGAATCATATGCAAATCCATTTTCGGGAGGCGCTGCTGGATTCATGGGCGGACTTAATCAGACAGGCTATGGACAATCACTGAAGGAATTGATCATGGTTTTTGGAAAATCGGGAACGATTTTTTATGGCGTCTAAAAATTTCAGGACAACCGAAAAATTAACTCCAGCCGGCATATTTTTTGAGCGTGAAAGAAAAAAACTAAGATCAGGGCCAAAGGTAAAGATCGGAGTAACTCAACAAGCATTCAAGGAAGAAAAGCGGGAAGCAAAAACGCCGCTCACGCTTGGCGAAGTTGCGGTCGTGAATGAGTTCGGATCAGCTCGGAAGAAAAAAGACGGAACGCCTTGGATACCGGAACGATCTTTCATTCGATGGACGCATGACGAGCACAAGGAAAAAATGGTAAAAATGATTGATCATTTACGCCATGAAGTCATGACCGGCAGAATGACGACCAAGATGGCCCTGGGACTCGTTGGCCAAGAGATGCAGCGTCTCATTAAAAAGCGGATCGTTGATATTCAGGAGCCGCCGAACGCACCAAGCACAATTCTGGCGAAGACCAGGGCGGGTAAGACGGGAGACAACCCGCTCATAAATACCGGTCAGCTTTTAAGCCGAATATTATGGGAACGGGTATGGGATTAATTGACAGATTCGGGACATATTATACACTGCGCCGATACGATCCTGGCATCTACGTAAAAGGGCGATGGGAACCGGGATCAACATTCACTGAGACGCAGATCGTGGCTTCTATACAACCGTCCACCGGCAAGGAACGTGAAATATTGCCGGAAGGAGAGCGGACAAAAGAAGTTATACGAATTTATACCAAATATGGCCTGCGCCAGCCGATCGAGCAACAGAACGTGAAGGGAGACAGGATAAGCTATAAGGGGAGAAGTTACGAGGTGCGGATGGTTGAGACTTGGGACTTTGACTGGAACGATATGGCGCACTTTAAAGCGCTGGCCGTGATGGTGGAGGACGATTAATGGGATTGGATATAACCGCATTACAAGATGCGTTATATGATTGGGCATACGCAGTCACGAATGGAACGATAGTCTGGCAATACGGCGCAGGAAGCAAGCCAGGCAAGCCATTTGTGGCAATGAACATCGTAGGGCCTAGGCGGACGAGCTTCACCGACGATGAGGTGCCGGAAACCGGTGATCTGAAATTCCGGCAGCAAGGCATGCGAGAGTTTACCGTGACGGTAAACGTCTATGACGATGCAGACGCAGTGACCGTGGCGTCAATGCTGCAATCCTCACTTGACAATTCGGTCTATATAGAACAACTGCAGGGCAATGGAATAGGCGTCGGCAATGTTGGAGGCGTCACGGACCTCACGCAGTTGCTCGATACCGAATATGAACGGAGATCTCAGTTTGAATTCACGATTTTTGTGGCTTACAATTATGAGTTTTCTCAGGACGTGATTGAAAGCGTCCAGCTTGAAAATAACATCCTATAGGAGGAACCGAAAATGTCGATAGAGCAGGTTGTTAATGTACAAATTTCGCGGGAAACCGCAACGGTTACCGCTGCCGGTTTCGGTCGGGCACTGATCCTTGGCATCCATACGAAGACCACAGAACTGATCAAAACTTACAGCTCACTGACGGCTGTCGCTGACGATTTCGATGAGATTGATGAGGAATATAAGGCAGCGGCGAAACTGTTCGGCCAGGAAATAAAGCCAACTGACGTCGCAATCGGTAAACGTGGAACCCCGGTGGCCCAGGTTGATGACATTGAGATCGGAGCACTGGCGGCCGAGGATTATGGCGTTACTCTGAATGGTACTTTATTCAGTTATGAAACGCCACAGGTTAATTCGATTAACGGAACAACAGATGGATCAAGCCAAACAGTCGATGTTGTTATTAATTCGTCAACAATTTCTTGGTATATTGCATCATCGCCAAATATGGCGCTGGCATTCGAAGATTTGTACGCCCAGATCAATGCCAGTTCCGAACCTGTAACGGCTTCATATATTGACGATGGAGACCATTCACACGGCCTTTATATCACCGAAGACGTGGGAGCGGGCACTTTCACTTTGAGCCTATCCGGCGAATCCGGACCGCTGTCGACAGACAGTGTTACGGCTCACGGAGCGGCAGCGCCGGCCGACACTTCTGAGGTGGCCACTGGTCTGATGACGCTTATCAATTCCGGAACAGAACCCGTGACCGCATCTTTGACCGGAACATCTCCAAATGAGAACCTGAAGCTGACGGCTGACAATGCTGGCCAATCTTTCGCGACATCGGTTACAAGCAATTTGACCATGGTTCATACGACCGCAAATGTCGGTGTGCAAACTGATCTTGACAATATTGTGGCCAGTGGCGATTTAGGCAATGATTGGTATGCTCTTTGCCTAATTTCCCGCAATGATTCTGACATTCTTGATGCTGCTGCATGGATAGAGGCCAACAAGAAAATGTTTATTGCCTGCAGTTCGGCTGCCGGCATTATCGCAGCAACCACAACGGACATTGCATCCGCATTGAGTGATGCAGCCTATGACCGGACAGCGCTGATTTATTCAAGCGACGAAGCTAACTATCCGGATGCAGCATGGCTCGGAAAAATGCTGCCCAAAGACCCTGGCTCTGCCACCTGGAACTTAAAGACCCTGGCAGGCATTACCAAGGACGAATTGACAGATACGCAGATTACTAACCTCAAGGACAAGAACGCCAATTATTACATCGAGATCGGTGGCGTGAACGTCACACAGAACGGGAATGTAGCATCGGCAGAATGGATCGATGTCATTCGAGGCATTGACTGGATCGAAGCCCGATCCCAAGAAAATATCTACTCCTTGCTGGTGGCCGTGGATAAAATATCATTCACGAATGCCGGCATCGACCAAGTGACCAATAAGCTGGAAGAAATCCTGGTGCAAGCCGTTACCAGGGGAATCCTTGAAGAATATGACATCACACGTCCGCTGGCTTCGAGTTTCACACAATCGCAGAAGCAAAGCCGGCAATTGACCGGCATCGAATTCACAGGAACCCTGGCTGGCGCCGTCCATAAAGTGACGATAGTCGGCAAGGTATCCGTATAAGGAGGAAATGAAAAATGGCATTAAAAAACTTTAATCCCAAAGAAGTATCGGTTATCGTTGGTACGCAGGCCATGAAGGGATATGCTGACGGGACATTTGTAACTGTGGAATATGACGAGGATGCATTCAGCAAGAAGATCGGGACAGATGGTGAAGCAACTCGCGTGAAGTCGAATAATTTCTCCGGCAAGGTCACCATCACGCTTGACCAGGCATCCGAATCAAATGACTACCTGTCCGGCTTGGCAGCGCTGGATAGGGCAAGTAGCTCCGGTGTGGTGCCAGTGACCGTCCGCGACGCAAACGGAACGACAATGGCTTTTGCGGAAGCAGCATGGGTAAAGAAAATGCCAATGATGGAGTACGGCAAAGAATCAACAAACAGAGAATGGATAATGGATTGTGCGGACGTCCAGCTATTTGTCGGAGGCCATTCGAGCTAATTAATTAAACAGGCGGTATTGGAGGGTAATAATGCAGGACATTAAAAAGCAGGAAGTAGACGGTGTAGAATACGAGTTTTATTTTTTATCGCCTTTGAAGGCATTGCCGCTCGGGACAAGGATTGCCAAAATGGTAGTCGGTCCGCTTGGCGGTGCCTTCAATGTCGGAAACGTATCCAGGCTAATGGATAGCGAGATTAATCTGGGCAATGCGCTCAAAGACTTGGCTGCTCTCGATGAGAAGGAATTCACGAGCTTGGTAAAAGAACTGCTTGGCACGGTCCGACTTGGGACAGGAATGGAAATCA